TAATAAATTTTAAAAAAGACTTAAAAAAGACTTGACATTCCCTTTGAATTGTGTTATAATGTGTTAAATGAAAATTGAAAAAATAATGGAAATGGTTGATGAAGATCTTAAATATGATCATAACAACCTTGATACAGAATCCTTAAAAAGCCCCCTTCTACACAACAAGTATTTAAAATTACTTGTCGGTGAAATCTTGACGTTCAAACGTTTGGAGCAAGAGAAGAAGCGTACGTACATGCAAAAATATAATTATTACATTGGTCGTGGTGACCCAGAGGATTATGAGAATTGGCCAGACTATGAAATTTCAAAGTCTGAAATCAAAATATATATAGAAAGTGATAAGGAATACCAAGCCATTGAATTTAAAATGGTAATAGAGAAAGAGAAAATCGAGTATCTTGAGAAGATTATTAAGACGATATCATCAAGAAATTGGGATATCAGAAATGCGATTGAGTGGCAGAAATTTCAAAATGGTGTATTATAAAATATGAGTGATATAGTAATTAGAAAGTTTGATGATGTATTTTTAAGAGTTGAAGCAGAGCAAAGTATATTGGCTGAAGCTTCAGACTTTTTCACATTCCAAGTTCCTGGGCATCGATTTATGCCATCTTTCAGAACTAAGCAATGGGATGGGAAGATAAGACTCCTAAACTCATACACTGGGGCATTATATGCTGGTCTACATAAGTATGTTGAGAAGTTCGCAAGGCAAGGTAACTACTCTTTTTCGTATGAAAATGGATTTAATCCGATAGAAGCAGATAAAGATGAAATTGCCGAATTCGTAAAGTGGTTAAATCCACATTCAAACAACAAACCTATCACACATCACGACTATCAAATAGATGGTGTGACTCGTGCAATATCAGATAATAGAGCATTACTTCTATCACCAACATCGTCTGGAAAGTCTCTAATGATATACACTCTCATTAGATGGTACGAACAAATCATCCCAAGCGATAAACAAATATTAATCATTGTTCCTACTACTCAATTAGTTGAACAGATGTATTATGACTTCGCTGATTACTCTACTCACAACGGATGGAGTGCAGAAGATAAATGTCACCGAGTATATGCTGGACACGATAAGAACGATCCTACAAAAAAAGTTATAATTTCGACTTGGCAGAGTATATATAAAATGAAGAAAATGTTTTTCAAATCTTTTAATGTTTTGATTGGTGATGAGGCCCACGGATTTAAGTCTAAGTCTCTTACTAGTATAGCTACTAAGATGGTTGACTGCCCATACAAGTTTGGAACTACTGGAACTCTAGATGGTACAACCACACATAGACTTGTACTAGAGGGATTGTTCGGACCTGTGTATAAAGTAATCACAACAAAACAATTGATGGATGAAAAGAAAATTTCATCATTGTCTATTCATTGTGTTGTACTAGAATATGAAGAGAATATACGAAGAGCTTATAAGAATCTGACCTATCAAGAAGAAATTCTATTCCTTATATCGAATAAGAAAAGGAATAAATTTATAAAGAATCTTGCAGTAACTCAAGAGGGTAATACTCTTGTACTGTTTCAGATGGTAGCTAAACATGGTAAGATTCTTCATAAGTTAATAACAGAAGAATTGAAAGATACAAATAGAAAGATATTTTTTGTATCTGGTGAGACGAAAACTAAAGACAGAGAGTTGGTGAGAGAGATTACTGAGAAAGAAAATGATGCTATAATTATTGCAAGTTATGGTACGTTCAGTACTGGAATTAATATTAAGAATCTACACAATATCATATTTGCTTCTCCATCAAAGAGTCGCATACGTAACTTGCAAAGTATTGGTAGGGGATTGAGAAAGAGTGATGTAAAAGACCACGCAACATTATACGATATTGCTGATGATATACATTGGAAAAAACATAAGAACTTTACTCTAAAACATTTCTTTGAAAGAATAAAGATTTATAATAGTGAACAGTTTGATTACAAAATACATAAGGTGGAAATAAGATGATTGAAAACGTAAGATTAGTAAAGTTGATTAATGGTGAAGAATTCGTTGCACAAGTGACAGAGACTGACACTCATTATATATGCAAAGACCCAGTGGGTATTGCTCCTACAAAACAAGGTGATGGTACAATGAGTGTTGGATTTTTTCCATTCATGCCATACTCAGAGGACGGTGATTTCGAATTCCGTAAGGAAGTCGTTATCATTGTAGTAACAGTGCAGGGTGATGTGAAAAACAACTACAGTAAGATATTTGGTTCAATTGAACTACCACCCTCTCAAAAAATAATTGTATAAATTACTTGACTTTTACATGAGTATAATGTATAATATGAGTAATCGGTGGTCACATATAGGGATGGGATACCGCAACCGAAATGTTGTCAAACTATTTATTTAATTGGAGTGTATGATGAAAGACAAACCTTTAAAAGATTTAACTGATACACAGAAACAAGCTAGAAAAGCACGATTAAGAATCTTTGATGCAAACAAGAGATTGAATCAGTACTATGAAAGCAAAAGTACTGGAGTGCCTTTAACATATAAGGCAGTTATAATAACTAGATAATACCAAATAATTACATATAATGATTTCTGCCTTGATTATACCAACAAGGATAGTAGCGAAAGTGAAGTGAGCAGTCTATATTATTCGACATAGAACATACTGAATTGAGGACTGTAATTTGATGCCACCGTGTAAGTGGATAGATAATTAAAATTAATCGTGTCAGGACATACCCGTGAGGAGAAGTCCATTAGAGATGAATGAATTAACATTCAGTGGCAAACAGGATCCGTTACCTGTCTCTTATAAACAGTATCGCTAGTAGTAAATTACTAATAAAGTATTAATAAATAAGTAATAAAAATAACTAACCCAACTGACTGAACGAACGAAGTGAGAGAGGGAAGAACAACGAACGAAGTGAGTTGTTTATGAGGAGTGAAACGACTGAAATAAGTCTACTAGAAATGTTACTAGAACTAAATGTAATTAATATATCTATAATCTTTTTGGATACATCTACGCCCTAATAACATCTAGTAGTATCTTAGGAATTGTCATCTCACTTCGTTCGATGCCAACTTCACTCACTTCGTTCGTTCAGTATTTTATTTCTTTTTTTATTGCATTTCCTCTTGACATTTGTCATGATATGTGTTATAATTGTTTCTAATAAGTATTTAATAATTTTCTAGGAGTATAAATGAAACTTGAAGACGCAACAAAAAGTAGTAGTCACTACATTAACAATAAAGATTTTTTAAAAGCACTAATAGATTATAAAGAACTATGTGATGTCGCTAAGGAAGCAGAGGTGAAGAAACCTACCATTCCGAATTACATTGCAAAATGTTTCTTACAGATTGCAACCAGATTATCGTATCGACCTAATTTTATTAACTACACTTATAAAGATGATATGATATCAGACGGCATTGAAAACTGTCTTGCCTACATGCATAACTTCAATCCAGAGAAGTCTCAGAATCCATTCGCTTATTTCACTCAGATAATATATTACGCGTTCTTAAGACGAATACAGAAGGAGAAGAAACAACAGTACGTTAAGTATAAGCATTTCGCTATCAATGGGGGTTTCGATGCATTAGCGTCCTTACAAGAACAAGATGTTGGTAAAGATTTCTATCAAGAGAACACAGGGATATACAATGACTATATGGCGTTCATAATTGACATGGATGAGAAGGAGGCTGCTAAGAAAGCAAAAGCGAAGAAGAAGAAAGCCCTTGAGAAATTCATGGATGATGATAAGAAAGACAAATGAAGATAGCAATAATAACTGACACGCACTTTGGTGCAAGGAATAATAATAGTGTTTTCTCTGACTATTTTTATAAATTCTATGAGGAACAATTCTTCCCATATCTATTAGAGAATGATATTAAAGTAGTTGTACATTGTGGTGATTTGATGGACAATCGAAAGAACGTCAACATCAACACTCTTTATGAAATGAGAAACAGATTCATTGCTCCGTTAGAAGAGATGGGTATTACTGTTCATACAGTGGTAGGCAACCACGATACGTTCTACAAGAATTTAATTTCTGTTAACTCTGTGAATGAGTTGTTTGATACGTATGATGATTCACCTATCATATCATATAGTAAACCCCAAACACATATATTCGATGACTTACCTATTGATATTATCCCTTGGATTAATGATGAGAATGAAGAAGAGATACTAGATTTTATTAAGTCTAGTAAATCTACTATTGCATTTGGTCACTTTGATTTGACTGGATTTGAGATGTATAGAGGAGTGACTTCTAGGTATCAGTCTAGGACTACAGACTTTTTAAAGAAATATGACATGGTTATGAGCGGTCACTATCATCACAAGTCTGATAATGGTCAGGTCTATTACTTAGGTTCACCATATGAGATTAACTGGGCAGACTTTAATGACCCTCGTGGATTCCATCTATTCGATACTGAAACATTAGACTTGACATTTATACAGAATTGTGATAGACTACACCATAAGATATTCTATGATGACTCTAAAGAGATAGATATGCTCGATATGAGTGAGTATGAAGGTAGGATAGTTAAATTGGTAGTGATTGAGAAGACTAATTATAAGCAGTACGACCGTTTAATTGATGAATTAGACACGATCTCTAGTGAGTTAATGATAATAGAAGATTTCACGTTAGATGACGATGATGACGATATAATCACTACTGAGGACACGTTGACTGCACTTAGCAAGTATGTAGATTCTACTGAACTTGATAAGGTTGATAATGAAGTGGTCAAGAAGATTCTACAAGAATTATACATTGAAGCAATTAATATAACATAGGAGAAGTAATGCAAATTAGAGTAGAAAACATTAAATGTGGAGGTTGTGCCAGTTCCATCACTAAAAAACTACAAGAGACATTTGATGCAATTGCTGATGTGAATGTAGAAGAAGGTATAATCGATATTGATATTAATGAATCAAAAAGAGATGAAGTAGCAACCACGTTGTCAAAGTTGGGGTATCCTATGAAGGGATTTAACTCTTTAGGTGCCAAAGCAAAATCGTTTGTATCGTGTGCTATTGGTACAGTCAATAATAAAATAACATAGGAGAAGTGTTATCATTAAATTTGAGAAAATAAAATGGCGTAACTTTCTATCCACAGGTAAACAATTTACTGAAATGAATCTAGCTGATCATTCCACTACTTTGATTGTGGGTACTAATGGTGCTGGTAAGTCTACTATGTTAGATGCGTTATCGTTTGCAATGTTTGGTAAAGCCTTTAGAAAAATTAAACTTGGTCAGTTGGTCAACACGATAAACAAAAAACATTGTGTGGTTGAGTTAGAGTTTAAAGTAAACAATACTCAGTATAAAGTGGTAAGAGGAATTAAGCCAGCTGTGTTTGATATATTTGTCGATGGTGAATTGAAAGACCAAGATGCTAAGACTAAGGACTATCAATTGAATCTAGAACAACATATTCTGAAAATGAATGAGAGTTCATTTAGACAAATTGTGGTACTTGGTTCAGGGTCATTCGTTCCGTTCATGAGATTACCTGCACCACAACGTAGGTCTATTATTGAAGAGTTATTAGGTATACAGATATTCTCAGTAATGAATGACATCAACAAGGACCGTCTATCTAATTTAAAGGATGATATAAAAGATAATAGTTACGATGTCAAACTAACAGAAGAAAAGATTGGAATGCAAAAGAAGAATCTGGAGAATCTGAGGAACAAGGATGAGAATAGGATAACAGAGATTAATGTAGATATTGTTGGGAATCAAAAATCAATAGAGACTATTACAGAAACGATTGATAGATATCGTTCTGATATTGATAAGATGGCTGGTAGTATTACTGATGAGTCTACTGTCAATGATAGACGTTCTAAGTTATCTAAATTCAGAGCTAAGTTCACCTCATCTAAAAATGGTCTACAGAAGGAGATATTATTTTTCAACACTAATCAACATTGTCCAACTTGTTCACAAGGAATTCTAGAAGAACATAAAGATACAATGTTAATGACTAGAGAAGATAAGATGACAGAACTCGAAACTGCAATGTCAACATTGGGGAAAGAACTCACTAAAATAGAAGAGAGAGTTGACTCAATAGAAACAGTTAGATATGATATAGGTGATATTGAGAGTAAGATATCAAAGAATAATAATTCTATCAGTGCTATCAACAAGTATATCACTAAACTACATAATGAGATTAATATCATTCTGGCATCTGATGTGGAACTGATGGATGACTCAGAGTTGAATAGATTGAATGTGTTATTGGATAAGTTAAGCAATAATAAGTATGAACTATTGGAAATACAACAACACCACCTTATAGTTGCATCAATGTTAAAAGATACTGGCATCAAGACTAGAATCATTAGAAACTATCTGCCAGCAATGAACAAACTGATAAACAAATATTTGTCAGCGATGAATTTCTCAGTATCATTCAGTCTAGATGAAAACTTCACTGAGATTATTAAATCGAGATATCGTGACGAATTCTCCTATGCATCATTTAGTGAGGGTGAGAAGTTACGTATTGATTTGGCACTCTTATTTACTTGGAGAGAAGTCGCTAAGTTGAGGAATTCAACTAACTGTAATTTACTTATTCTAGATGAAGTATTCGATTCGTCATTAGACCAAACTGGGATAGATGACTTCTTAGCAATACTTAGGACATTAGGAAAAGAAACAAATACATTCGTGATATCACACAAGGGAGCAGAGATTGAATCCAAGTTCGACAAACTACTTAGAGTCAAGAAACAGAAGAATTTTTCAACTATTTTGTAATTATTTTTGAAAATACTTACATAGGCCTCGTATTTATGGTATAATATGTACATAAGTTGATAAAAAGAGAGGTAAAATATGTCTAATGTTATATCGTTTGAATCCAAGTCTTCGCTTGCTAAATTAATGGCAACAGAAGATTTGTCTGTTGAACACAAAAATGTTTCTACTGCATCATTTGATGTGAAGAATAGGGTTCTAACTCTTCCTAAATGGGAAGAGATGGGAGTTGCTGTATATGATGGTCTGATTGGTCATGAGATTGGTCACGCACTTTTCACTCCGGCAGATGGTTGGAAAAAAGCAGTGGAGGAAACTTCAGGGTTTCACTCATACTTAAATGTTGTTGAGGATGCACGAATTGAAAAGAAAGTTCGTGTTGCATATCCAGGGATGGTTCGTGGGTTCTATAATCTATACACTGACTTAATGGATAAAGATTTCTTTGGTCTGCGTGGTAAAGATATTAATGATTATCCATTAATTGATAAAATTAATATTCACTTTAAAGCAGGTTATCGTGCTGGTGTCGTATTTGATGGTTTCGAAACTGAAATGGTTGATATGGTTGCTAAAGCAGATACTTGGGACGAAGTCGTTGTTGCCGCCAAAATGATTTATGAATATGCTAAAGAAGAACAAAATGAAATGGATATTGTTAATGATATCTTTGATGTAGAAGATGGCGATGGTGATGGTGATAATGATTTAGATTACGATGATGGTTCTGAAGTTACCAATGATTCTAGAAATATCGATAGCGATGGTGAAGGAGATAGTGATGGGGATGATAACGAGGGTGAGGATGGTGAGGATGCTGGTAAAGCGTCTGAGCAAGAGATAGACCCTAAATCACACACTCAATCCAACTTTGATGAAACAGTCGAAGGTATGACTGACACTAGTGGACGGGATAATCTTTATATTGACCTACCAAAGGTTGATGAGGATAAAGTTAAAATCCCTTATAGTAAAGTTCTAAAAGATATGAGTGATCACTATGATACTACTAGTGATGGTGACAGAAATGTTGGTGATGGTTATGTTGAACGAAATAATTCAGATGTGATGGAAGCATACAATACATCATATAACAAGTTCAAAAAAGATTCAATTCCAACTGTGAATTATCTTGTAAAAGAATTTGAAATGAAAAAAGCAGCGACTGCTCATCTTCGAACCAATATCTCAAAAACTGGTACTCTAGATACAAATAAGATGCACTCTTACAAATACAATGAGGATATCTTCAAACGTATTTCTACTGTTAAAGATGGTAAGAACCACGGACTAATAATGTATGTTGATTGGTCGGGTTCAATGTATGACAATATTTTCGGAACGATTAAACAGACACTAAACTTAGTAATGTTTGCTCGTAAGGTTGGTATCCCATTTGAAGTCTATGCATTTACAAACGGTATGTCTGACCCATCACCTTTTGAGTTTGATAAAAAAGGTTCTTCAAATGTTCTAGTTGGAAAGAAATTGAGTTTGATTCAGTTCTTCAGTCACAAAATGAATACTAAACAGTTCAATTCAATGTGTAAATACTTCTATTTCTTAGGTGGTATGATGAGCAGAGAAAACATTAATCTGCTTCCATATTGGGCTTACACTACTGTTCCTGAGGGTTATCGTCTGGGTTCTACACCATTGAATGAAGCAATTATGGTTTCAATCGATATGGTTAATAGATTCCGAAGTGAGACAGGTGTTGAAAAGATTCACACCATTTTCCTTACTGATGGTGACACTGATGGTAACAGTTACTATTATGATGGTGCTAGAGATTGTAATGTTAGTTTCAATGGTTATCGTACAGATGTTTATCTACGCGACCCAACTACCAAAGTTACACGTAAGATTGATGCTTGGAATATGACTGATGATTTATTAATGTTCCTACGTGAACGTACCGGAGCAGAGGCAGTTGGATTCTTTATTCTTGCTAATACTAAACAGATGCCTCGTTGGAAAAGTTGGGATAACGTTGCTGAAGGTCGTAAAGAACTTAAGAAAAATGGCTTTACTACTGCTGATGGGACAGGATATTCAGAGTTCTATTTGATTAAAGGTGGAAAGGATTTAGATACCAGCACCGAAGAATTAACAATTAAGGAAGACGCTAAGCGCGGTGCAATGACTACTGCATTTAAGAAGTTTGCCAAAGGCAAGCGTGTGAGCAAAGTTCTACTTTCTCGATTTGTTGATATGGTTGCATAAAACTTTCTTTCGAAAATAAGTGAGAAATCACTTGACTTTATGTGAAGTCTCGTGTATAATACGTAGTGTGATGAGTTGTTTTTCTAGACTCAAATTTGATGTTTTTTTTTATTATGGAGATATATTATATGGCTATTAGAGTTGATTTAAATACTTTTGCTACAGCAGCAATGGAAACATTTGGTACTTTACAGGTTACCAACAAACAGATGATAAAAATCAGTGGAGATTATGAATACTTAATCCCTGGAGAAATCTGGAATACTGATAATAAAGTTAGTCGAGGAGTGTACAACATTCCTGCTAAGTTAGATGAAACGGTGGTGATGAAAGTTAGTACTGCAGTTTCTGAAGTGGTTGAAAAAGTTGTGGGGTCTGTTCAGAAGACAGTATCCACTGTTGTTTCTTATATTCCACCAAAAGACCCTACTTTCATTAAGTGGGGTAACTACCGAGACCTTGAAACGGTAATTAAATCTAGAAAATTCTATCCCGTATTTATCACAGGTCTATCAGGTAATGGTAAAACGATGGGAATTCGTCAAGCGTGTGCCAATCTTAATCGTGAACTTATTCGAGTTAACTTTACAGTTGAAACTGATGAGGATGATTTGATTGGTGGTTTTCGTTTGTTGAATGGTGAGACAGTATGGCAAGACGGACCTGTCGTTGAGGCAATGCGACGTGGTTCTGTCTTACTTCTTGACGAAATTGATTTGGCTTCACACAAAGTGATGACACTTCAGAGTGTGTTAGAAGGACAAGGTGTTTTCTTGAAAAAGATTAACGAGCAAGTACTTCCAGCAGAAGGGTTCACTGTTATTGCTACTGCCAATACAAAAGGTAAAGGGTCAGATGATGGACGTTTCGTTGGAACGAATATTTTGAATGAAGCTTTCCTTGACCGATTCCCTGCAACACTTTACCAGGAATATCCATCTGAACCTAATGAGAAGAAAATCTTGAATGCTGTAATGAAGTCATTGGTTAAAAAGGTTGGAAAGGATGAGGAAGCGTTTGTTGATAATCTTGTTCGTTGGGGTTATATCATCCGTAAGACTTTCGAGGATGGTGGAATTGACGAAGTGATTTCTACTCGCCGTCTTGTTGATATTGTTAAAACTTTTTCAATCTTTAACAATAAAGAAAAGTCAATTGCTATGGGTACTGAACGCTTTGATGATGATACTAAAGCATCTTTCCGTGACTTATACGAAAAGATTGATGCTAACCTTGATGGTGAAGGTACTAGTACTGTAGAGGAGACTGTGGAGGCAGTTGCTTCTGAGGAATGTTCACTCTAGAAAAACAATTCTGACTAATTGATGGTGGATTAATCTCCACCATTTTTAAAATAAGAATTAAAATAATTGAAATTCGTTATAAGTATAACGTATAAGATAATGTAAATAATGTAAATAATGGAGGAAGTGAAATGAAACTTGATAAAAAGACTATTGGAATATTAGAAAACTTTTCTGGAATCAATCAATCGATTGCCCAGTATAGTGGAGACGTAATTAAAACTATTTCAGTACAGAAAAATATTTTAGCAAAAGCAACTGTAGGGGATTCATTCCCTCAAGACTTTTGTGTTTATGATTTAAAAGAATTCTTAAGTGGTATATCACTGTTTCAAAATCCCGATATTGATTTTGATACACAGTACATGACTATTACAGATTCTTCGGTTGGTGGTGGTAAAACTCTTTATTACTATGCTGATGAGTCAATCATCGTCAAACCTGAGAAGGATATTACTATGCCACCAGCAGAAGTGTCAGTGACTTTGTCTGCCGCAAACTATGATAAGTTATTGAGAGCAGCAGCAGTTTATATGTTGCCTGATTTCTGTATCCGTTCTGATGGTGAATCAGTGGTAGCAGAAGTACTTGATAAGAACTCACCAACAAGTAATACGTACTCGCGTGAATTGTCTGTTGATGGTTCTAATGGTGCAACGTTCAAATTCTTCTTTAAGGTTGAGAACATGAAAATCCTTAAGGGTGATTACGACTTAGAGATTTCGTCTAAATTTATTAGTCACTTTACACATAAGACTGAAGCGTTGGAATATTGGATTGCT